TCTCAGAGTGGCCTAACGGCAGGACAAAAATATTATGTGCAATCAAACAATACGCTATCAACAACCCCAGACGCATTTGCAACTGTGGTCGCTGGTGTCGCATTGTCTGCAGCAGAGATCGCAATTGATACAGGTAGGGATTAGCAGTGGCACTAATAGTCAAAGATCGCGTCAAAGAAACAAGCACAACAACTGGTACAGGGGCTTTTACCCTCGCTGGTGCGGCGTCTGGCTTTCAATCTTTCGCTGACGCTTTGGCTGATGGCGACACTACTTGGTACGGCATCGAAGACGGAACGAACTGGGAAGTGGGGCTTGGCACTTGGGATGAGTCCGCAGGGACTTTAGCTCGCACGACCGTTTACTCTTCTTCTAATTCAGGTAGCGCAGTCAACTGGGGTGCGGGGTCAAAGAACGTCTTTATGACGCTTCCGGCAAGCCGCAAGTCAACGCTGACAGTTTATCCGACTATTGATGATTTGCCTTTAACAGGTGACGTGTTGGAGGGCGATCAGGCATATGTCTCAGGCAACAACAGACTGTACCTTTACAACGGAAGCGGCTGGTACAACATTGCGTTAGTTAACACAACACCGACAGTCAGCGGGAATAACGCAAACTACACTTTGGCGACAGACGGAACAGCAACTGTTGTCACCATGACAGGCACAGATGCCGAAGGAATTCCGCTTACATGGTCAGCGACGACAAGTGGCGACACAAGCGCGGCGACTGTTAGTAGTTCAGGAAACGTATTTACAATTACGCCATCTACGGACACCGCCAACGCTGGCACGTTAACTGTCGCGTTCAAAGCATCTGATGGAGTCAATGTTGGGTCGTCAAGTTCTGATTTTCTTTTAGCGTTTGTATCGGCTTATTGGCCGAATGTTGAGTTCCTTGCTGAGGCAAATAGCACAGACGGTCTAGATAACAGTGCGTTTATCGACAGATCATCAAATGCTCACTCAATTACAGCAAGCGGAGATGCAACGCAAACGGCATTTCATCCGTATTTGGATAACTGGAGTGTGGAGTTTGATGGTAATGGTGATTACCTATCTACACCCAGCGATGCTACTCTTGGACTTGGCACCGGAGATTTTACCTGCGAATTTTGGTATTACCATGCTAGTAGGGCATCAACTGATACGATGCTTGCGCCATCAACATCTAATTTAAATGTTTATATTAATACGAGCGGTACACTTGGTTATTATGATGGTGCAGTAAGAAATAGCTCTCAAACGGTTCCGCTGAACACTTGGTCGCATATTGCGGTCGTTCGGTCGTCATCAACAATCAAGATGTACTATAACGGCACCGAGGTACTGTCACAAGCAAACTCAATCAACTATGCAACTACATCGTGGTTGATTGGAGTAAACAACACAGGCGGAAATGATTGGGCGCACGGATATATTTCTAACCTCCGCATAGTCAAGGGAACTGCTGTATATACCTCTGCTTTCACACCATCAACTTCAAAGCTGACAGCAATCTCAGGTACATCGCTTCTGACTTGTCAAAGCAATCGCTTCATTGATAACAGCACCAATGCTCACACGATTACAGCGAACGGAAACGTAGCGGTTTCTGCGTATAATCCATTCGGGCAAGGTTCTGAGTATGCCGTAGGGGAGAATAAGGGGTCTGCGAGTTTTGATGGTACCTCGCATTTATCCATACCTGATGATTTTAATTTAAATGATGTTCACACTATTAGTTTTTGGGTACTTCCGAATCAAGTTTCTGCCGCAGAAAAACCAATATATAAACTATATAACCAGAGTAATCCTTTTGAATGCAGACAAACCACTAACGATTTAAAAATTGCTGTTGGTTCTGAGTGGACACATACTGTATCAGATGTATTTAATAGTGGAGAGTGGACTCATATTGCCATAACTAAAAATGGCACAAATAGTAAAGTGTTTGTAGATGGCGTATTAAAAAATACTGCAACAAATGCTAGAGATGGATCATTTAATTCATGGTCGGGAGCTAGAATTGCATCAAACCAAACCGGCTCCTACAGATTTGACGGGATAGTATCTGACTTTAGAATAAGCACAACTGAAGAGTACACCTCAACCTTCACACCCCCAACAGCACCAGTCGGAAACACCAACGCATCCCTGTATCTTCCAATGGATAACGCAGGAATCTTTGATAAGACCGGAGTCAATACAATTGAGGTGGTGAATAACGCCGAGTCAGATACCGCAATCACAAAGTTTGCCTCATCGTCGCTGAAGTTTGCGGCGGCAACCGACTACATTATTGTAGAAGGACAGATCAACACTTCATCAGATGATTTGACGATTGAGGGGTGGTTTAATCTAGATGCTACATCCGGCAATGTTTATATGTCAGGCCATAACGTAACTTATTCAGGTAATAATAATATGTACCAGTTAGGTTTCAAAGAAGGAAAACCTGCATGGTGGATCGGCGGTAGTGCGTATACTGCGACCGACGCTACGGCATTTAGTACAGGAACTTGGTATCACGTTGCTTTTGTAAAAGAAGGGAATGACTACGAAATCTTTGTAGACGGAACATCGGTCAAAACATTTACAAGTTCTAATGCAATAAATTCCTACGGCTGGAGACTTGGAAATAGTTTTGATGGAGGGTCTTCAGGCTTTAGGGGGTATATTGAGAACTTTCAAATATTGAGCGGTGTCGCCAAATACACAGCAAACTTTACCGCTCCTACGGCAACCCAAGGTCGAAGCAATCAGGTAGTTAGTTAAATGAGTTTCGGCACTGACATATATGGCTCCCCCTTTGGAGCGCCAGATGTCGAGCCAATCGATGCGATTGCTTACGCCCAAGGGGTCGTTCTTTATGTAGCCGATGACTTCGTTGAAGATGGATATACCGTCGATCCAATAGAAGTCAATGTTTCTACTCCTGCTGTTCTTGCGATATTTACAAGATCAGTAGATGCTCAAATAAGCGCTCCCACAGTTAGTGTCTCGGCGGCAGAGCCAACACTAACTGTCACTTCAACAGCTCATACTCAAGGTGAGCTACAGTACTTACCTAACGGATACTTACCCGACGGTTACTTTAAAGAGCCTCAGAGAGTTATCGTATCCGCCCCCGTAGTAACTGCGGGGCAAAGAGTGACGGTAGTACCGCTAGCAAACGAAACGTATGCGGATGTTGACTACGTACGTCCAGACTACTTTGACGACACCTTAGTTTTACTATCCGTTACTCCGTCGGAACCGACCGCTCGAATCGCCGCCTCTGTTACTGTTGGTGCTATACCTGCCGTTACGGCTACCGTTTCCGAATTCTCTTTGACTGTCGATGCGGCCATCTCTGCGGCCGCCGGCACAGTTTCTGTAAATGCTCCTATAGTTTCTGTTTCAGCTTCTGCAACAATTTCGACGAGTGCAACAGAATCCGTTATTTCCTCTCCTTCGGCACAAGTCAATCTCACCACGTCGGTTTCTGCTGGTGATGTAGCGCTTTCGCCGGCGGAGGCTAGCGCAACTGGAGATGCAGTCGCTACCTTCGGGGCGCTTTTGGTGGACGCCACCGCGCCGAGTGTTACCCCATCGGGAACCGCCCTCGCCTTCAATTTACCAACAATTGCTGTCACCTCCTCCCCTCCGCAAGTGCAACGGGTGACGCAAACGAATCTCCTCTCGCACTAGACCCTGTTTACCTTTTCACTCCGTCTGTTTACGAAATCGCAACGGAGTATCCCAACGCAATTCCTCACGTCATCGTTTCTGCTCCAGAGCCTACGCTCAGTGTGTCAGACTCCGTGGATGTTGTTGTTGGCACAATCACAACGTCGTCTCCCGTCGTCACAACGGCGGTTGTAGCGCGTCCAAATTCAGATTCTGTTTCACCACACTTCCTGTTGTTTCCCCGACGGGTGGAACGGGCGTAACAGCATTCCCTGAACCTCTCGAATATTACGTCGATGAAAACTATTGGGACCTCGGTTACACCGTCGATCCGCTTGCCGTTATAGTTGCGGCCACTCCGGTTATCTTAGCGTCCGTAAGTGATTCAGGAAGTGCCGCACTCCCCGAAGTTACAATCACTACCACCACAGCAACTGCAAGTGGAGACGCGGTCGCTCGAGGAGGTTTTCATTCCTCTTACATCGCGGGTCAGTACATTGCAACTGGCTACTTTGCGCTCGATTCCGCGGAAGTCGTACCTCTCGACGGTTTCGCAACCGCAGAGCAAATCGTTATTTTTGACGCAGAATGTGACCCCATCTTTGGAACGTCGTCTCTTTCTGCGAGTGCCGACAAACTAAAAGACGTTGGCGGTTCAATTGTTTCTTCGTGCTCCGTCTCTGGTTCCGCAATTGATGTAGGTACGGGCAGTGCAAGCGCTCTTTGTTCTTCAACAACTTCAGCTACTGCCGCCTCCACTTTAATTGCCAATGCTAATGCCATTGGTCCTGACTTTTATGTGGAGCGTGAATACTGGGAATACGAGTACGCGGAAGGCGACACCAACGTAATTGCCGTTACCGCTACGCCTACAAAACTATTTGGAGCTGTAGCGACGTCTCAAGGCTCGACAACAGTCAATTCTGCCGCTACAATAGTTAGTACAGGAACTACCGCCATATCAGGCACTTCCGTAGTTTCTGGAGCTGGTCTCCGAGTATTTAATCCCACAGGGTTAAGCACCGGAGAAAGTGTTGTTACTGCGGTAGCACGGCAGACGCACGTAGTTGAAGGCACGTCTGATGGAAGCGCCTCCATTGACCTCGCGTTTGGCTACCGTATTCCCTTCATCGACCCTGAATTACTCACGCATGACAGGATCGTATACGTGGCACAAGAACCTTCTCGTGTTTTTGTCGTAGCAGAAGAGTACACCCGAATCATAACAGTAGAACAGCCCCCTACACGTGTAGTTAAGGTAGCATAATGGCTTTTAGATTTCCTGACAAAGACCCGAGTGAGAAACTTGACTTTACGGTTGATTGGTCCCGTTATTTAGGGGCGCTCACAATTATTGATTTCCAGTGGAAGATTATTGACGCCAGCGGTGTCGAGTATGATTTCAATCCGGGGAATGCCTTCGAGAATGGTGCAGTCGTACTAGCAACTTCCGAAACAACGGGTCTTGAAAACGCCGGACAATCTGTGACCGACACAGAAGTTACAATCATCCTAGACAAAGGAATTAATAATTTAACATACGAGCTAGTGTGTCAGATTACGACCTCCGTGTCGCCGTCTACGGGAGCGAGCATCATAACCGACCGTAAGGTTAAGATAAAGGTAGTGGAGCGCTAAAATGGCATACACGTATTTAACTCTTGTAAACGACGTAGCTCGACGGTTAAACGAAACCGAGATAACGTCTTCAAATTTTGACGAGGCCGCCGGCGTTTACAACGCAATTAAAGAAGCGCTAAACTCATCGATTCACCATATCAATCAAGCACACTTCTTTTGGCCCTTTAATCACAACAATTCAAAGACAACCCTTACCGCAGGGCTTTCTCGGTATTCTATTCCTGACAACGCCAAGTACGTGGATTTCGGGTCATTTCGCATCAAAAGAAACACGNCCTTAAACGTGGGGCAGGGCAAAAAGCTCGAGCAAATNACCTACGAAGAATACCTCAGTACTTACGTGGATCAAGAATACGAGACGGACGCAACGAAAGGACAGGTCCCTCGTATGGTTGCACGTACCCCTGATCGAGAGTACGTCATAATTCCGATGCCAGATAAAAACTACGACATCGAATATGAGTATTACATGGCACCAACGGACCTCGAATACTTTGATGACATCCCCACCATTCCGGAAAATTACAGACACGTTGTCGTNGATGGGGCTATGTACTACGCCTACCTTTTCCGTGACAACGTCGAGCAAGCAAGTATGATGCTTCGCAAGTTTGAGGCGGGAATCGCACAGATGCGGTCCATTCTCGTAAACGAATACGCTTACTTTAGGGCAAACTAATGCCAGATCGTTGGAGTACATATCCGATTCAATTCACGGGAGGCTTGGTTTCCAATGTAAGCCAGCTCGCNCAAGGGATTCAANCCCCCGGATCGGCCCGCGTTCTCAACAACTTTGAGCCTGCTGTCGATGGNGGATACCGTCGCATCGAGGGCTTTACAAAGTATGACGACGCGGTAGTCCCCGGAACGGATANCATTCGTGGNGTCTTTTTCTTAGCCGACACAGCATACGTGGCGAGAGATGACTCNCTGTACTTTTCCGGGGGTAGTGGTTGGACGGAGCTAACAGACAACGCGACCTACGGATCAGCCGGTATTAACTTAGGAGCCGGNGGCAACATTTGTCGGTTCACATCGTTAGACTTTGACGGGAACACCACACTGATTGTAACTGATCAGNTCAGTAAACCTTTCCGGTACAAAGCGGGTGTGTTTAGTCAGTTGACGGGAGCGCCGTCTGAAGCGGCAGGAGCTAGCCACGCAATCGAGTACAAGAACCACTTGTTCCTTGCGAGTGACTCCAACTTAATATTTTCCGCTCCTTTTGACGAATCAGACTTTGCTCCCGCTTCTGGGGCCGGCAGTGTTAACGTAAAGGCACGTATTACGGGGCTCTTACTCTTCCGCGA